TGTTTTATACTTATTTTCTTTTATACATTCTGTATCCATACCTAGACTAGAAACTAACTAGTGGTATTATATTTAATGAGTACTATAAGTACATAGTTCTGATACGAAGTCCGCTCTCAAGGCGCTACTGGTTACAGATACTACGTTCATAGATCCTCTCACAATTTGGGTGTCATGTATTTTAAAATACACAAAACATCATCACCGGACAGTTAATACATATTTAGTATATGTTAGACTGTAGTAATATTGGCAACAACTGGGCAGGGAATATAATCACCCGAGTCACTTAACAGTTGTTGCTTTTCGTCAACGCCATCTTCCAAGATGGGCATAATAATAATTTTCTCTAGCTTTTCAAATAGCCTAGATCGATGACGATATAAAATAATAATAATAAATACAAGTAGCGGTAAAATCACAACCAATGATGCATCATTCTTTAAAAGAAGCATACAAAAGTCCAGAAGTCTAATAAGACCACTGACACTACTTAAAAACCTGGAGCTGGGGACAAAGCAGATATCACTAACTGCGCAGCAGACACTGTTGTTGCTGTAATTGTCCATGTAAATGATGCTACATTAGCAGTTGCTGTTACGGTTAACACTGTACATGCAATAGTTGCGGCGGCATTTGTACCACCAAACAACCCAGTCTTGGATGTTAAACCCACGAACGTGCCGATACCTGCGTTTGTTAACACAGTACCGTCAGCCGTTATGGTAATACAATATTCAGTACCTATACTGAGACCAGTCATCGAAATGATTGGTCCAGCGGCAGTAATATTGTATGAACCTGTAGTAACAGGTAATAATCCAAATGGAATAGCAGCAGATTTTGATCCACCGTTACCATTCAATTCCCCAGCACCTTGTGGGCCAGAAGAATTTAACTGTTGATTAATTAATGTAATATCATATTCAAACCAAAGCTTGCCCCAAGCTATGGCTGTACCGTCCAAGGTACCGACGTATGCATTCGCAACGTCGTAGGTTTTAATATCCAGATTAGCGGCTAAACCTCCTAATCTAATGAAACGTTCTTGATTGAGTCTTTTGGGGTCAAAAGTTAAACAATCATCTTTCCAAGCCACATCTTCTTCCGTACCATGGTACGCAGAAGCTATCTGTTCATTAACTGGAGCAGAATCGGCAGCATCATAGTCAGGACTTAAAATCACTGACCCTGGAGTATTTGAACCAGTACGAGTATAATAACATAATTTTAATTTGTTAAATTTATACTTCTCCCAACCTTGCGCTTGAACGGCAAGCCATGGGAAACTGTTTGATAAACCAGGATTGATACTGAAAGTATTACCAACCACATAATTAACCGATCCAACCACTGACCCAACCAATTCACGATGAATAATTCGACACGAGTCTGAATTATTTCTGAAAATAGTGGCATTACCAGTAGATTGACGTGTTGCATATGCGGAAGCAACTGAACTTTGTTTGTTATGGATAAAATTCCTTTTTAGGATACCAGGCATTGCCATTTTTGGCTGACGAGGTTTAGAATTATTATTTTGGGCGCGTTTCGCGGCGCTCGGGCGAGAAGTTTGAGGTCTTGCTTTACCTTTTGATTGATTCATAGGGGTCCTCCCAGTCATGCAGGATTAAGAAGCCTGCGGAGCGACTATGCTCCATGTGTGTACGACGAGCTAAGCTCTTAAAGTCAGTACTGTTCGTTGTAGTCTGTTGGCATTCCAACATTACTGTCTGGAGCTGGATTAGTAATTCCGCTCGACATAAGCAACATTTTAACTCACCTCCTTAACGGTGATTTGAACATTAACACATAGACCCAATATATACTAGTTTGATCATAGAGTAATGTCATATTAAACTAGAGTAGTATATATATTTATCATCAACTTATCATTTGTTAGTTGGCAACTTAAACTCTCTTAAATTATAAAAGTAAACTTTCTACTTAAATATGGTAATGTGTAACCCATATATAATATAATGACATAGCGATTTGACTGTAAGAATCAATAAAAGCGTACGAAAAGTTATCGTACATTGTGAAATTTACCTAGACGGCGCCACACTGGCTCGGACCTAAGGGTAATCACTATTATTACTACAGTATAACAGCCAAAAGTTTAAAATCTTCTAACTATTTAAATTAAGCATTGTAGCCAAAGAGAATCTATTTCATCTAATTGGGCTAATCTAATGGTATCAATTTTAACGGCTTCGGCTGCTAATTTAAGCAACACACGCAAGTCGTACGGTTGTATGATATCATCTACAATGTTTAAATAACACCTATTGTCTCCTACGTATTTGTATTCTGTAAATTCTACATTTCCAAGTTTACATAGATCACCTTGGTATAATTCTTCCTCACGAAAATATCTCGCTTTTGGAACTTTTATACCTTTGAATTGAAACTGTAAACGTTCTAATTCTTCGGAATCTGTCATAGGACATGACCAATTTGGATCATGGGGTATTACATCTAATACGCGAAATGAGGGCGGCATAGGATTATAAAGACCAGGTACTAAAATCTTGTACGAGTTATCTCTAATATCTTTAAATGCGGCATCCTCCCTATCTAAATCAACTTCGTGACCGATAGGCTTCATAGGTTTTTTAAGGTAAGGTTGTGTCCACTTCTTATAGAGTTGGGACGCAATAACGTGTTGAACTGGTGTTACAATTGTAAATGGTACAAGTAACGATAAATCACCGCAGCGCTTAGCTGATTCGGATGATATATAGGTCATATTTGGCACTTTCATACCAAGACCACCAAGTTCAGGTGCTATGTAGTAGTTTAAGGAAAACTTTCCACCAGATTTCTCCAATGAACTACATTTTACCAACTTTTGCATATTATAATAACAGAAGCGTTTATCGGCTCTCACAGGGTTGTGACATCCAGACATAACTTCTTTATGCAAACAGTATACAGGTTTTTGCTTACAGGCTTTTGACTCTGTACTACAAACCTTACTCTGCCCAAGTAACATACCAGCATTAAAAAATGGTATGAACTTAACGGTTTTCCCACGAACACTAAACAACTGACTATTAACAGTGCAGTATGTTGTGTGGAAAAAGTTTTTCCCAGGTGATGGGAGGAGTCCTGATTCAGGTAGCATCGATAGCCACTTGTCATACTTCTCCTGCGATGTTCTAAATAAAATATCATCGCCATTAATCATCACGTTTAAGTCTTTAAAATTTATGACTTCTGGCTCTACAGCACGCCAGTATGTAGCTAAATTGATAGCACATAAAACAGGAAAACTCAAGACCGAACCCATTAATTGACCATTACTTTGGACAACAGGTTCTAGATCTTGACCGTAGCCGGTAGGATAGTGAATTTCATGTTCATATAATACTGATCTGCAAATTTCTTTATGCTTTTCAGATATAACACCTTTTTGTATTGCTTTATCTAATACGGATTCGAAGAATAACTTAGTTAATTCTATCTTCACGTTATCAGTAGCGGCGGAGAAATCCCCACTAGCAAAATCACCTTCAGGTGATCGTGTTATTAATTCTTCAATATGGCTCGCTGTTAAAGGCTCACCAATTAATTTAAATTGAAAGAATTGTTTCATATATGAATGAATGTCCAATTGAAGTCCTTTCGCGACAGCGTAAGCATAAGCATTACTCTTCGTTATATTTCGGATTTTCAAAGGTTCACAAATAGGGTGAACTTTAGCTTTACATTGAGATACTGGTGTATCATCAATAAGTTGTTTCAAAGCTATAGTCTCAAAGCCACGTCTCTCCATCACACCAGATCTTGGATGATAAGACATTAAAAGTAACTCGTCGTTACTAGTGTAGCCGTTCTTTACATTATCGTGTAAAAGAACACCCTTGGCACCACCTTGTGTGGTACCAGCCTCCCAGCAGGCAGACGTACTATATTCATTAATGGAATTAGTACGCTCGAACGTCATATTATGTGTTATATTGTTAAACTTCAACTTAAAATCTTCAACTGGCGATAAACCAGCTTCGAATTTTGGTTGCGGTAGTAAACTACGATAACAGAAGGGATGGATAGGATCCACCTCTTTCATAAAATACGTTCTCATCGGAATTGCACATTTCTCCATAGCTTTTCTGTGTTTAACAAGAGAAGTCATGATGAAAGCATCCGGGACAACCTCGGCACATCGCTTTAACTGCGCAATGGACCAGAAGAGGTGTTGGTTCTTATCCGTCTGTGACACAAGACGGTTACGTAAATATCTACGTATGGAACCTTTAAATAGAAGTGGGATCTTTACTGACGTGCACCAAACTGGCGCATCAGGTAAAACCCGTTGTTTTAAACTTCTAGCATGGAGATACGTCGTCGAGTATTTAACTAAATCAATATATTGATCATAGTTTTCAACAGACAACAAACTCTCCACAATGGAAAAAATGGATAAGCGAGAGAACTTAGTAAAAAAATCTAATTCTCTATCGGCTATAATTTCAATGAAACCAATTGAAATTTGTAATGCACTTACAACCCATTCCTTCCCAAACCAATCCGCATCTACTTTTAAGATGTGTGATTGGGTATCAACCGCGTAAACCTGTAGGTTCAAGCCGGAGTTCACCAATTCATTTTGGATAACTCTAGCACGTATAACACTGTCACAGTGTATACTTACAGACTTAAGGTAATCTTCTCGATTACATAAGGCGCGAGACAACAGATATAATGCATCTAAGGATGCATTGGAGCTATTTATAGCTTCTTTACTATTGTGTTTCGAC